TCTTCCCGAACACGGCCGCTTCGTTCACCTACGAGTGGCAGGTCCAGGGTGTCTGGCAGTCTGCGACCACGACGGCAACCTCGGCGACGATCACCGGACTGGCGGAAGTCACGGCCCACCCGGTCCGTGTCCGGGCAAACAACGCCATCGGAAGCAGCGCGTATTCCGCAGAAGTGTCTCCGGCCATCACTGGAATCCTGGCCCCGACCAACCTGTCCGTTTCCGTCACCGGGACCACGGTCAACGTCTCCTGGACCGACGCATCGCTGGTCGAGACCGAGTACCGGGTCGAGCGTTCGAGCAACGGCGGTACGTCGTACTCGCTCGTCGCCACTACGGCAGCAGACGCATCTTCCTATGCGGACACGAACCGCCCCGACGGCACCTACAAGTACCGCGTCGCGGCAGTCAGATCCTCCTCTCCATTCGGTCAGTCTGAATGGACGACGCAGCCCGGAACCGTCACCGTCGCGTCCGTCCCGGCCGCCCCGACCGGGCTCTCGGTCTCCGGCGTCACCAACACGCGGCTTGACCTTTCCTGGAGCGACATCGCGTCCAACGAGACCGGTTACGTCATCGAGCGCCGCCTGATGCCGTCCGGCTCGTTCAGCCAGATCGCTGCAATCGCGGCAAACGAGGTGTCCTACCGGGACAACACCATCCAGGAATCCCGCCAGTACGAGTACCGCGTGGCCGCCACCAACGCCGCAGGTACGTCGGCCTACAGCAACACGGTCAGCGTCTGGACGGTTCCGAACGCACCGACCTTCCTTGAAGGCTTCGGGACATTCACGGCTGCGTACCTCGACTGGGTTGACAACTCCACCGGAAACACCGGATACCTAATCGAGCGTCGAGTGCCTGGAGGCACGTTCGCGTTCCTCGCCAACACCACCAATGAGGTCACCTACACCAACACCGGCCTGACGACCGGATCGACCTTCGAGTACCGGGTGGCCGCGACCAACGCCACGCAGACTTCAGCCTGGTCGAACACTGTGTCCGTGACCATGAACGGCGGTCTCGGCTTCAACCCAGGCGTTCCGGCGGCTCCGTCGAACCTCGTCGCAACCGCCACCGGCTCATCGACGATCTCCCTCAGCTGGACGGACAACGCGAACAACGAGACAGGGTTCGCCATCGAGCGGTCCACGGACAACGTGAACTGGACCGTCATCTCCGACGACGAGATCGGGCCCAACGGGAACTCCTACTCGGCGGTCTCGCTGAATGCCTCGACCCTGTACTACTTCCGCGTGAAGGCCGAGAATGAGATGGGATGGTCGCCGTACAGCAACACCGCGTCGGCCACCACGCAGGCGGGCAGCCTGTCCCCGTCTTGGACGCTCGACTTCAGCACCGGGGAGCCGTGGTCGAACGGGACGAACTACGTGTTCTCCTCGACGGCCAGCACCACGCGGACGTTCGTCAACAGCAGCGGCTACGTCGCGCCCTGCGTGGCGAACCTCGCAACGCACAGTCAGGACATCACGAACGCTGCATGGTCGAACAGCGGAACGACTGACTCTGGGGACACCGCAACTGCTCCTGATGGGACAACGACGGCAGACACTTTGACGGAAAGTCCCGGCACATCGTCACACTTCGTGTTCGTGCCTTTGTTCAACTGCACCAGCGGAACCAACTACACGGTGTCGATGTACGTCAAGGACGTAAATGCAACGCGCTGCCAAATTTGCACGGGAACTGGCGGATTTGGCGCAAGCGCCGCCGCCTATCCATATGCCAACTTTGATCTGACGGCGGGTACGGTGTCCGCCACGGGGGGAACGTCATACGTATCGTCGGCAATCACTTCGGTCGGGAGCGGTTGGTATCGAATCACGATGACGGCCACGGCGCAATCAACTACCAACAACGTCGGATTTGCGCTGGCTTTCATCAACAGCGGGACGGCAACAAGACTCCCAAGTTATGCCGTGTCGAGCGGCAGCGAGAAGTCCATGTATGTGTGGGGCGCTCAGGTCGTCACGGGTTCCGACGCGCTCCCCTACAGCGCCACCACGACCTCCTCCAACGGCATCCCGCGCCTCACGCACAACAGCAGCGGGTCGCGCCTCGGGCTGCTGGTGGAGGGGCAGGTTGTCCAGCGCAACCACTCAACGGAGAACTTTGCGGCTGGTTCGTGGTTCACTGGCACCACCAACATCTCCAACACGACGGCGACGAACGATCCGTCCAATGGACAGGCTGCCGACAAGATTGCTGCAACTACAGCAAACTCGTTTCATTGGGTTCGTCAATCCGTGACTGGAATCGGAACCACCACCGTAAGCACAGCGTCTTGTTACGTCAAGGCAGGCGGCGGCGTCGGCGCCACGTACGCTTGGATTGGAGCGGAAGCGGGCGGCGCTGGGAAACTGTGTCGAGCGTCGTTCGACCTCACCAACGGTTCTCGTACGGATCTCTGGGATGATGGTGTGTCTGGCCTGACCGCGCCCGCGACTGCGGAAGATGTCGGAAACGGGTGGTATCGCATCTCCATCACGGTGCAGGGAATAACGAGGGTATATATCGGCTTGCAGTCCGCCGCGACGGCGACGGTATTCGCTCCGACGTTCGCAGGGGCCGCAGCGGATGGAGACTTCATTTACGCATGGGGCTACCAGACCGAGATCGGTGCTGGCCCAACCTCCTACATCCCGAACACGGCGACCAGCGGAACCGTCACCCGCCAAGCCGACATCGCCTACGTCGAGACCGCCGATGTCACGAACTGGGGTCGCCCCGGCTCCTTCGTCGTGGAGTACTACAAGCCGCTTGAGCAGTCCGGCGGCGTGGTGGTGGCCGACGATGACGGCGCAGGCAACGCTGGACGCCTCGGGCTTGAGTACAGCGCAGGTGGCCCCCGGATCGTGTACGGAACCTCGGGCAGCGGCTCGGGTGGCACCGACACCGCAGGGCTCAACAAGGTCGGCTGGGCGTGGGACGGCAGCGGCGCGGCGACCCGGAGCGCACTCAACGGCTCCGCGCTCGACACCTCGCTGGCTACCTCGTTCGACCCGACGCTGACGGACGGGATCAACCTCGGCGGCAACATCGACTGGACGAGCCTGCCGCTGACGGTGAGCGGGCAGCCGAACGTCATCATCCGCAAGATCACGTTCTACAACTCGCAGTTGTCTGCGGCAGACCTGAACACCCTGACCACCTGACATGGAAGACACCCCCACCCAACCCGCCGTGCCCTCGATGCACGACTACCACCTCCGCTTCCAGGACCGGCAGGAGATGCTGGACACCCTGGCCTCCATCGGCGTCCCGGTGAACCCGAGCACCCAGACCTCCGTGGACGAGATCGGCCCCGTCGTCCTTGAGCCAGCCATCATGGACGGGGACGAGGAGCTTGTTCCTCCCACGATCGACCAGCGACACCATGTCAACCTCCGCTGCCGGGAGCCGCTCACGGCCGGTCAGCTCGACGTCGTTGCGTCGTTCCTTGTCTATCCGGCGAACCCGGTGAGGGTGTGGGGTTGAGCCGCAACAAGAAGGCCCTGGAGTCCCTCCACGGCATCCTCATCGAGGAGCTGATCCAGCGCATCAAGGCGGGGACGGCAACGCCGTCGGACCTCAACGTGGCCCGGCAGATGCTCCGTGACAACCAGATCGACTGCGCCGCCGTCGAAGGTGCGCCGATCCTCAAGCTCGCCGAGAACCTGCCATTCGACGACGAGGAAGAGGCCGCTTGACGCGGAAGAAGGACCCGACGCAGGACTTCCGCAACGTCCTGTACATGGTCTGGAAGCACCTCAACCTGCCGGACCCGACGCCCCTCCAGTACGACATCGCGGCGTTCCTTGACAACGGCCCGAAGCGTTGCGTCATCCAGGCCTTCCGCGGCGTCGGCAAGAGCTGGATCACCTCGGCCTACGTCCTCCACTGCCTGCGGAAGAACCCCGACACCAACATCCTGGTGGTCTCCGCGAGCAAGACCCGCGCCGACGACTTCACGACGTTCACCAAGCGGCTGATCGAGGAGATGCCGCTCTTCCAGCACCTGAAGCCCAGGGAAGGGCAGCGCGACTCCAAGATCGCCTTCGACGTCGGCCCCGCCAAGGCCAGCCACGCGCCCTCCGTCAAGAGCGTGGGCATCACGGGCCAGCTCACCGGCAGCCGTGCCGACCTGATCGTCCTGGACGACGTCGAGGTCCCCAACAACTCCGAGACGCAGGTCATGCGGGACAAGCTCGCGGAGTCCATCAAGGAGGCGGACGCGATCATCAAGCCAGAGGGGCGCATCGTCTTCCTGGGGACCCCCCAGTGCGAGGACTCGATCTACCGGCTGCTTGAGGACCGCGGCTACCAGACCCGTATCTGGCCCGCCGAGTACCCCGGCCAGCAGATGCTGGAGCAGTACGGCAGGCGCCTGACGCCCATGCTGGCGGACTCCTGGGACCAGACGAGGATCGGCGAGGCCACCGAGCCCACCCGCTTCTCCCTGGTTGACCTGGCCGAGCGAAGGCTGTCCTACGGCAACTCCGGCTACGCCCTCCAGTTCATGCTCAACACCTCGTTGAGCGACCAGGAGCGGTACCCGCTGAAGCTCTCCGACCTCGTCGTCATGGACTTCGACAACGAGCACGGGCCGGAGAAGGTCTTCTGGAGCGGCTCCCCCGAGAACGTCCTCTCCGACCTCCCCAACGTCGGCCTCCGCGGCGACCGCTTCCACCGCCCCTTCAGGGTGCAGGGGGACTACGTCAAGTGGCAGGGGGTCGTCATGACGATCGACCCCTCCGGCCGCGGCGAGGACGAGACCGGCTACGCCGTAGTCGCCAGCCTCAACGGCTGGATGTACGTCCTGGACTGCTGCGGCCTCCGTGGCGGCTACACCCCGGAGAACCTCCAGAAGCTGGCGGACGCCGCCAAGCGGTACAAGGCCAACGAGGTCCTCGTCGAGGCCAACTTCGGCGACGGCATGTTCAACAACCTGCTGCTGCCCTACCTCCGGGAGACCTACCCCGTCACCCTGACGGAGGTCAAGCACAGCCAGCAGAAGGAGAAGCGCATCGCCGACGTCCTGGAGCCGGTCATGAACCAGCACCGGCTGGTCGTGCCCCCCAGGCTCGTCCGGGCCGACTACGACTCCGTCGGGGACGTCCCCAACGACAAGCAGGCCACCTACCGGCTGCTCTACCAGATGACCCGCCTGACCAGGGACCGGGGCTCCCTCCGCCACGACGACCGCCTGGACGCCCTGGCGATGGCCGTCCAGTACTGGAAGGACCACGCCTCGGCCGACGTAGAGGCCAACATCCTCGAACGCAAGGAGCGCCTCCTGGAGAAGGAGCTGGAGGACTTCGAGCGGAGCTGGAACAAGCTCTACAAGCCACGGGAGTCCCAGAGCTGGATCAGGATTGGTCGCTAGTGCGCCTAGATTGCCTTATGGCGGCATTCAGGCATTGGAATGTACTCCGGGGTGCCTGG